ATTCACTTGAATCAATATAATCATTGAAATCTTCTGGATAATTTTCTCTTATATAAGAGATCATAGTACGACGTAGACTATCAAAATCATAAGATGTGAAGTCTGCGTTTCTAAACGTTTGATATATCCTTCTCCAGTCCTCTGAAAGAAGTAATCTGTTTTGTCTGTTAGTTACTGACATGCTTTTTCCTTGTTAACTATATTTATTTGTTTCCATTAACCACATACTTAATTGTCGAATTGTAATGAGTCTTCATCAAACTTTAACCTCATTGCTTCGGAAATATTATAAGGCAAATATGTAAGAACACAATCAATTATTAACCCACTCTCATAAGACTGTAAATCAATATTTACTACATCTACACGTGGGTCTGAATTAATAATTTTAGTAACATTTTCAGATATTACTTCTTTTAGTTGGTCTGTTAAAGGTTCATATATAGCGTCCCAAATAATAGTACCAAACTCTGGATTTTCTAACTTTTCACCTTGCCGTATATGGAAATGATTTATAATATCTTGCTTAATTAATTCTATATCATATAGCACATGACTTTTATTACCAGGATTAACCGTACTTAGACCACGATATGCTCGGCTTGTAACCGGAGTTTGTGGCTTCTGGTTAGTGTGTACCTTTATCTGTTTGTATAATTCTCTGTTGCTAATGCTCATGATACTATATTTACCCTATTTTTTAGACACCTTTTTAAATGCTTCTGGTGTATTATATTTTCCTAATTCGTCTTTATTTTCTACTGTTACTATACCGTCTCTATCTGTTTTTATAATTTTAAAATTTTGTGGATTTAAATTCTCATGGTGCATCCATGGTTCATGCATTGGAGCTCTTTGTACTAAAGTACCTGTCAGATTACCTGTTGGATGTCCTGGCAAAATATGTGTACTAAGAGCTGTAACAATCTGAGCACCTTGAGCCGCTGGTCCATTCATATGAATTTTTGGAGCTGTTTCTACATGTTGTCCGCCTGACTTAATATGTGTTGACAACTTTGCTGTAAGTACATTGTTGCCTTGGGTATAAGCTTCATAATTTCCTATTGTAGTAACCCAATGATTTCCGCCAACAATCATATTAGTGTCAGCGGCTGATTCTATTTGTATTCTACCTTTAACAGTTTTAAGAGGTGTTAATACGTTTGTTAGGTCATACGTTCCACTTGCTTTTAAAGAAATATTAGCACCAGCTTCCATTGTGATATCTCTACCTGCTGTTAAATTAAAATCATTTTCAGTATGCACACTTAAACTGTCTTTTGCATAAATGTCAATCTTTCCATCTGCTGTTAACTCAACCCAAGCAGTACCGTTTGCGTTAGCAATATAAATTAAATCTTCAGTATTATGTAATAATATTTGATGCCCTGTTCTAGTTTTTAATCTAACTAATTCATTATGCGGTAGTGTAACATTTCCATTAGGTTCGTCTTGCATAATATTTGCATATTCTGGTGGTGCCATAGTTGCTGGATTTTTTCTTAATAAAGTATCATCACCATCATCCATAACAAATGATGTTCCACCAAGGCGACTTCTATGCCTATTAACTTTTATATCTGCACCAACCATACCTTTTGGAGCTCCAACTGTTCTATCAACAGGTCCAGGTGTACTAATTCCAAATACTGTACTTGGTATTTCTCTTCTAGCACTAGATGATGTTATGCCTCTAGTTTCATCTTCTAATAATCCTTGTTTTATTAAAGTTTCTGTAAATTCTTTTTGGTATGGTTTGTTAAATAATGTCGGCTCACCTCCTTTATGCGAAATATCTCCAATAACTTTATTATACTCAGCTACAGGAAGTTTTTTACCTTTTAACTTTGTACCATTTAACTCGTCTGGTGTTGCATCGGTATGCCTTGTAGATGCGGCATTACCTGGAACTGCAAAATTTGAATATCTGTCATTAACACACCCAATCCAGAAACACTCGTTCGGATTTCCTTCTACTAAAATTACTAGTACAATAGTTCCAACATCTGGTGGTACCATCCACATACCATAACTTTGCTGACTATGTCTATAGGTATCATTTTCTGTAATAGAAAATCTAGGTGTTTGGCCGCCAAACGGTGAAAGATATCTTGCCGTTAATATTTGTGTAGAAACTGAATCTGTATTACCAGTATCTGTTGTTTTTAATAATTGTACTTTTAAAGCCCCCATATAAGTTTCGTCTATATGACTAACAATTTTAGCTTGAAAAGGTCCTGCTTGTGATTGAAACTCTTCAATCTTAGCATTGCGATCTATATTAGTATTTTTAGCCATTATCTCTGGGTACCTGTATTCTTATCCGCCTCGCCATCGGTTTTCTTGCCTGATTCAGCTGGTGAATTTTTTTCACTATCAGCTTTACCATCTTGATGGCCAAGTCTTATTAAGTGAAGTGTTTGCTTAAATGTTCCTTTGCTAAAAGTTGATACTACTTTTGTAATACGGTAAATGCCACTAAAGTGTTGTACCACTTTACCATCTGTATAGTTTGTTGGGAAATTCATTATTCCGTCAGAACCGATATCAAATGGCGTTCTAAACTCTACTGCGATCCATACTTGTTTATCTTGGTATGTCATTTGTCCACTACCATCAATATATGAATCTTGTTCACTTTTACTATTATAATTTCCATGACCTGAATCTGATATAAAATACGGATCTCCCCATATCTCTAACTCAACTATCATCATATCAGCACCTAAGTTTAGTGTAGCTTCATGAAAGGTTCTAGCTATTGTATCTTTTTGACCTGCCGGAACTGCTCTTATCCCTGATGTAAAGTTTGTAAACGTAGCATCAGCTAATCTTTTAACTAATGGAGGATTAGCGTGTTGATTCATTTTATCCACAACAGTCAAGTCACTTTTAAGGGAATCATGGGCATAAAATCTGTTGGAACCAATATTAGCGATATTCTTCTGAATTTGTGTGAGCTCGCTTGAGCCTTCTGCTTTTTTTGTAGTTGAATCAATTGCATTAGATTGTACTGATGTTGCATCATTACCTTTATTTTGTATATGAGATGTTGCACCTCCGTCATCAGCAGGAAACCGTGTTTGGAATCTATGTTGATATTCAATATTAAAATTAATGACGTCTTTATTTTTACCTGTGTATATGTAATTATATGCTTTAACTACTTTTTTAATTATTTCATCTTTTCCTTTAGAAATAGCTGTTACCTTTTGAAAGACTGATTCATGTACTTTATAATGTACAACTCTAAAAATATATAATTTTGGCATTTGTCCATGTGTGTCAACTACTTCTTTTACTGGAACAAAATGTAAATTATTTTCAATCCTAAACCAAATTTTATTACCGTCTTTATCAGCGGTTTGGTCTCTTAAGCCACGTGCCCAGGCACTACTAAGAACTACTTCTTCAATAACTTGAGTAATATGTGTACCTTGTTTAAAGACTATTGCTTTTTTATCAGCTTCGTGCTGAACTTTGCTCTGATCGATATGTTCACCATTTACTGTATCTTTAGTAACTAAGTCTTCTTCTTTGACTATTTGAGCTTGTGCGGATAATTTATCTTCTGAAACTTTTGATTTACCTATAGCATTAAGTTTTTCATCAGATGCATTTTCTTTTAGTTTGGTACTTTTATCGCCTCTTTGTAATGCTATTCCGGCATTAGTTTTCTTCCATGTATCCCAGTTTGTTTCTTTATGTCCTCTTGCGATAAATTTCTTTTTTTCTTCTGGATTGTCTAGATTCTCAACAGCCTGGTCTTTCTCTTCGCTGTCAGCATTTTTGCCTAATAGGTCACCTAACTGCTTACTATCACGAGCATTATCTTTTGGAAACATAATAATAAACTCATCAGCATATTTGTGTGGATCTTGTGATCGTCTGCTTAATAAATGGCTATTAATACCATTGGTTAAACTCTTTGGGCCTGTTTGTAGCATTTCAGATACTGTATCTCCTGCTAGAGTTATATCTACTGGAAGGCGTTGAATACTTGCTCTCATTCCTTCATCATTAGAAGAAACAGCATTTACGCTATATTCTGCACCACCGCCTGTAACACTAAAGGACGCTGTCATTAACTTGATTGGTATGTACCGACGACGATGACTATACTCTGTCTCTTTTACTGTTTGTTTTCCTGCTCCGCCTTTTAGTGTTTTTGTACGAGTATATGATAAGTCTGAAAATCTTTTTGTTGCTCCGGTTTCATCACTTCCTACCCAATCTATACAAAACACATATACAGCATCAAGGTAATGGGCATACCCCGATTGTTCTGCTCCAATTTGTAATGCTTCTAAAAACTGTCCCATACTATATGGTTCAATAACTTTAAACGACATGGTTCCTTGGGTTTGCATGTGTGTTTTATTATTAGGTGTACAAATGGCATCTATTTCTAAATCCTCAATAAAAAATTCTGTTCCTGTATCTTTGCCAGGATCTTGTCCATCCCATTCACCTTCAAATATTGTTCTAACTCCACTTTTCCCTAAGTTGCCACCACCTGATTTAATAATATAAGTTGTTGGACCATTTTTAATATAAGTATCGTCTGGTCTTGAAACTTCATAAGGATTTAATACTCCAAGACTAATAACATAGTTACAACTAACAAATTCGTTTAACGGATTAGGTAGTAGATTAGGAAATTTCTTATTTTCCTTTGGAGATTCTGTAGCGTTAGATTGTTTTTGTTCTTCTTTGTTTTTTTCTTCTTTTTTTGCTGTTGTAGTAACGGTCGGTGCAAAATGGCTTCCTGCAGGTCCCTTTCTAACAACATCTATTAGTTTAGATCTTTCCCGTATTTCAATTTTATCAGTTATTATCTTGCCGGCGTCTTTAATACTAGTAGCATTATTGGCAACAACGGCTCCAAGAGAATTTACTGC